CTCAGGAATATGATGAAGTAGTGCCGAGTTTACAGTAGGCATCAAAGGTTCGTCATACTGACTATCATCTCCACCCCAACCACTACAATTTACAACGAAGTCAAAGGGTTTACCATTAATAGTAATATGGGTTCCATCAACCGATTCTTTATATCCTTCGTATTTCTCTGGGTGAAAAACGACGCCGCGCTTCTTCTCTAAAATCTCAATGACATACTGATTCCACCTTTGATTATCCAAGTGAAAAGCATTATGATTACTATTGAATGGGTGGGTAAACTCTCCACCATCACCCCATCCAATGAAATGGACGCCATTTTTATATGATACAATCTTATCATCAACGAATGTACCAATACACATACCAAGAACATCTCTCATTAAACAAGAGATATGAGGCGTAGTAGATTCACCAACTCTAAGGAATGGTCTTTCTGGATCGTAAAAATGTTCAGTCTGGTGTCCTCGTCTGAGGAAAATCATGGAACAAACTAATGCACTTGTTCCCTTTCCGATGATAGCAATTTTCATTGATATAATTTAGATTGTACTGCGTCTTTAATAGAATTATAGTCTGATGAGTTTCCGTAGTCATTATCTACACTGAATACTTCATCATATCCAGACTTTTCAATGATCTTTGTACGGATCTCCATCTGTTTTTTCTCTTTCTGGATACGCCTCAGAAACGCATAATGAATAATCTGAGTGAAATAAGCAAAAGGATTTGAAGACTTTTCAGGATTGAAGTTCTTAATATACTGAATACAGTTCTCGATACCATCGGAAACCATATCCTCTCGATACATATAGTTTACAAAGTTTGGTTTGTATGCAAGGTGGTTGCCGATTTTAGAAAAGCAACTTCCAAGATACTCATAACACCTTCTAAATTTCTTTGCAACAATACGATCTGGGTGTTCTTTGAAATATTTAATCGTGACACGATGATTTTCGTGACCGAGTTTTTCACCATCCTTAAAAAAATCTCGCAGTTCAATAACCGCAGCCAAAAACTGTTTGTTATTTACATAATGCTCCGATCTCTTCCTTGTCGATCTAATGGCCATACCATAATTTCCTTTATGCGTGGAACTAATTCCGTTGTATAAAGTATATCATAAAACCTTATGCTTGACAAGGTTCCAAATACTGTGTACAATAACTCTGTCAGAGTTCAGAATCAGTAGAAGCTTCTTTATTTTTATATATCTTCTCTAAGAGAAGCCTTGCGTTGGATACTGAATCTAGGTATCCCATTTTTTTAGTAACCTTGGTTCTTCCTTGGTTTTTTTGTTTTTGTCTTAAAAACTTCCTATAGGCGCGGACCATATCTCCATCGTCTTCTGCTTCTAGAACTGTTATCACTTTATCCATATTAATAACAATCATTTGGTCAGACTGACTTTTAATCCATGGGTCAATCTTGACACCTTCCATCCCATTCACATTTAAAGAGACTGTTTGGATTTGAACGGGATCAGTAAGCAAAAGAAGAGCACGGCCGTTTTCCTCAGTAGGGAGGATCTCAGCGAAGATTTCTTCTCCTGAGATTAGTTTTATCGTTCCGTAGAATTCTTCTTCCATACTTAATCCTTTAGTTTTATTTGAGTGAATTCATAATTGAAGTTTTCTTCATTGTAGATCTTAACCCTCTCAATGAGATGATTAAGTGTATAGTTCTTTCTTTGCCTGTAGGTGGCGTCATCTGCAACATCATATAAGACTGCCTTATTTTTGTTGTTGCCTTTTCTTAAGACCCTTCCGATGCTTTGTAAATTCCTGATCCTAGACTTACTAGGAGAAGCGAAAACAACATTGTGTAAATTTCTAATGTTTACGCCTGTCGAGAATGTTCCATATGATGCAACAATGATTGCATTAGACTCCGTGTCTACAATTTCTCGGACCTGTTCTCTCTCGGAAGCGTCTACACCCCCATGGACAAAAAAGACTCTTCGTCCATCTTCAGCAGCACTATTTATCAATTCATAAAGTACCTGTCCATGGGTTTCTACTCTACTGTAAAGTATCAGCGTGTTACCTTTTAGGTGTAGAGAGAGATTTTTAATGAAATGATTCCTTTGTTGATGATTGATTAGATATTGAATCTCATCCTCATAGGTCTCAAATTCTTGGGGCGGATGTTTTAACAAAAGAATTTTAATATCAAGTTTAGAAAGATGTCCTCTTTCAATAAGTTCCGATGTTTGTGTGATCTTGTAACTTGGTCCAAACAAACCTTCTAGAACCCATTTGTGAGTTTGCGATCCATCTAGAGTTCCAGTAAATCCATATCTGTATTTGGTATCTCTAAGTTTACCCATAATGCCAATTAGAGATTTGGACTTGAACTGGTGTGCTTCGTCACCAATGACTACATCATATGGAGCAAAGAATTTTTTATCTAACTTATAAATGGATTGCCAAGTTGTAATAGTTACTATTCTTGGATCAAACTTCTCCTTTCCAGAATAGATCATATGGCAATAGGAATCAGCATCCCAACCATAATCTATAAAGTCTTTATACATCTGTTCCACCAGTGAAGTTGTTGGAACTACTAGGAGAATTTGTTTTTTCTGTTCTGCAAAGTATCTGACGATAGAATAAATCATCAAAGATTTACCAGATGCAGTAGGCGAAATGAGAAGTCTTCGATTATATTTCAATGCATCATAAACACCATCAATTTGATAATCTCTGGGTTTATGTTTTGAGATACTAGTGATATAATCTTTTACACCCTCTTTCGAAATGCCATCATTCTTTTCAAATGGAGTTCCATAGAATTTACTATTCCTGAAACTTACTGTATAATCTGATTTTTTTGCCCATGAAACAATCTTGTCTAAGAGACCGACATATATTTCTCCCGTAGCTGTAGAGTAAAGACGGATCTTTCCATCCCAATACTTACTACGATATTGAGGCATGAACTTAGCGCCTGGTACATCAAAAGTGAAATAGTCTGCTAATTCTTGATTGATGTATGGTTCAGCCTCAACTGTCAAATAAACTTCGTTCTTCTTAGTAATAACAAGATCAGTCATAACCGCGAATAAACCTCTGCCATTCAATAGAGTTCTTAATCTGATATGTTCGATTAAGAATAGTTTTCAAAATACTATCGAGATAATTCAGCATCATTGTATGATACTCAACCTTTGTTACACACCTGATAAGTTCCTCATCTGCATCTAGATACTTATCTAGGTCTGCTTTTAAAACCTTGTAATTAAATGGTTTTTCTGCGTATACCTCTGGTGCAGATTTACCAGAGTAATACTCCCATTTTTCTTTTCTTAAAATTTTGAATTTGTTTTCCTGTGCCTTCTTAAGAGTTAGGACATTATTGTAGATCCTATAATACTTAGCGTGGAGGGCAGGGATTTTGGTGGATTCTAAATGCAGGTCATCATTATCGATTTTTGCATCTACTTCCCATAACGATTGGATTTCATCAAGTGTCATCAGTTATCAAACTTACAATATCAAAGACAGTATACTTAAATGTAGCTTCCGCCACAATATAATTTATATCAGTATTCTGAGCGTCAAATTCAAGTTGGGTTAAGTCTGTAGGGAACATGTCCTTGAAGTTAACTCTTGCAATAGCATTCATACTACTATTGAAGATAACCAAACCACCATCAGAGAATGCTTCAGTATTCAGAGGAATTGCTTCATCCAGAGATTCAGGATAACCTAAACCTCTCATCCAGTTAGAAATCTCAAGATAGTTCTTTAAATTTTCATCTACCAGAAATCTTATACTGAAATCATTAAACACCAACTTATCGCCTGGAACAGGAATATCTTTCAAGTATGTTGACTGTACGGCAACACCAAGATTGATAGAAGGAATGTTTGCAGATTGTGAAAAGAAATCTACTGTTGGTGCCTTTTGTAGATTAAACTTAAATCCAACAGGAGACAAAAAGTTCCTATTTCGGATTTGTCTATCCCAAGCAGTTAAGTTTCCAGATCCAGTAGTAGCCATGGTGACTTTTTATTATTATTTAGAACCATAAATTGAAAGATAAGGAAATCCTTTCTTCATCAGTATTATTTGGCTCTACAGAATGTTTTAGAGCCGAAGGGAAGATATACATGTTTCCCTCAACAGGGAACCTTGGACAATTATCTCCACCAATATATCTCTCATTTAGAAAAACATTTCCATATGACATAACCTCTCTAGGATCATAGAAAGTTATATTTCCACAGTCACCTTCAGGAACTTTGACATAGTATACGCCAGATAGATCCGTATTAGGATGCATATGTGCAATGTTATAACTTCCTGGGCCGTTGATGTTTGCCCACCCA